GATATTGCTCCAGCTACATTAAGTGCTCCTGTAATATTAACTGCTGCACCAAACGTTGTTGCACCCGCTACAGCAAGTGTAGAAGATAAAGTTGTTGCTCCAGCTACAGTTAATGTACTTTCTAAATTCGATACACCAGTAATTGTTCCTGTACCGGATATTGAAAGAGATGCAGCTGCAAGATTAGTAGTTAAGGTTATATTAGCAGTAGTCAGATTAGTAATTGATACATTATTAAGAGTTGAATTAGTCAATTGAATATTCGCAAGAGTTGAATTTGTTAAATTCAAATTAGATGTGGACAAATTAGTAATATATGAATTTGTAGCATATAAAGTACTAGTTGAAATATTTATAGCAGTCATATGTATAAGACTACTTAGCCCACTAACATTAATAGTACCTGTAGAAATATTTATATCAGTTACATTTATAGTTGAAATATTTGTAGTTATAAGAGACCCTGAAACGTATAAATCCCCAGATAAATGTAAATTTGAACTTGAAATGTTTGTACTGGTTAAATCTCCCGTTATGTTTATATTACCTGTACTTATATCTTTTACATTAATTGAAATAAGAGACCCCATTGAAACATAATTACGATCAGCATCGGATACCAAATATCCTAAATTAAATGCATCATTTTGTTCGGAATAAATAATACCTGCATAATTATTATTATTTTGTATATCGCTAGTATAACGTTGGAAAATTATACCAGTATCTGTAGACTGTGTAGGGTTTTTATTTATTAATAAAATATTGTCTGAAAATGAAGTAGTTGTACCTGAAATAGAAATATTACCACCAATAAAAGTATCTTTACCAATAGACATACCACCACCTAAAGTCATAGAACCACCGTCTGTTAAACTTGTAGCATTTGATGTATCCAAAATATGTATCGGATCGAATTGATAAGATGCCATTGTAATATAATAGTTACTTTTAAAAAAAGTAACATCAAAAAAGTAATTAAAAAAAATTAAAATTAATGATTATTAAATTAAAATTGAAAAAAAAAAAGTCAAAATAAGCTTTTACAAAAAGTCAAATCTTAGATATGAATGTAGATGACTCTCACCAAGGTACAATTAACCCACCAATTCGCCCAGGTACTTTTAAAAGAAAATTAAAGAGTTTAACTGAAAGAATCCTATTAATTAGAATTCAATTGGTTTATTCTATAAATTATATGGATGGTCTTGATTTTACAATGCTAGGATCTACTAATAAAATTTACAATGTCAAAATATGTAGAGATTCGTTTTCAGATTTAAATTGTTCGTGTAATTGTCCTGATTATACATTTAGAGAAACAACATGTAAACATATTTATTGGATAGGAACCAAATTTTTTAAAACTATGGATCCTCAAAATTGGAGTTTATTGGATTATAATCTTATTATAAATAAATATCGGATTAATAAAAATACAGCCTGTCATACTGGTAGAAATGAAGATTGCCCTATATGTTTAGAAAAAATAAATTACCAAACCGAATCTACTATTTGTTGTGTATACCAATGTTATAATTCAGTGCATACAATTTGTTGGGGTAGATATAATGATATATCAGGATCTACTAAATGTATCTTTTGTAGAGTTAATAGTATGCCTAATTTTTGATAACGTATTTCTTAACAGTTTTATAAATCATTTTTAATAACAGTTTTATAAAGTAAATTTTTCTTTATAAAAATTTTGTTACGTGGCGAGTATCTCAGCCACAAAGCCACTTAACCTATTTTTTCTTTATATCATTAATCAAACTCATTAAATCTAACAATTCTGTTTCAATATATTTAATAGATTCTACACCTTCATCATTTTGAATATTTTGTTTTAAATTAGTAAAGACTTTTTTTAATTTTTCATTTAAACTAATATTGTTATCCTTTTCTTCCAATTTGTTTTCTGTATTGAAAATCTTTTTAACATCTTCTGTATTGTAAATACGCTTCCCACCATTTGGTCTTAAACATCTGATTTTACCAGCTTCAGACCATCTACGTAAAGTTCCAGATGTAATGTCATATTGTTTAGTAATTTTATTAGGTGAAATATAATTGTCGTTATCCATATTAAAACTACATTATAAAAAAAAATATCAAAAAATACGCATTTTATCCTTTCAAAATATACTTTTTAACCACGATGACGATGTTATTTAAAAAGAACAAGTAAACATACAAAGGTTGGAAAATAAATTTAACGCAAAATAATTTAAATAATCATTTTGTTCGTAATTTACGAAATTTTTTTTTCTTGTTAAAATGTATAACAATACAAGTTACAAAAATGGATCCCACCCAATTAAAAGCTAGTTACGACCAAACACAATATTTATCCGAGCTTATCGGAAAAGTCGATGGTGACTTATTAAAAACCCAAAGTTATCAAAATGTCGAGGGATTGAAATCTCAATACGGACAAACAAAAGAGATATTGGATGTACAAGATCGAGCACAATATGCCAATGAAAACAGGCAAAATCGCAACTTTAATCTTTTAAATGATAATATTAAAGATCAAGGTTCATCAGTAAGAGAGACTGTTTATAGAACTTCTGCTGCTTTAGGTGATTATGTAGGAAAGGGAGCAACTGATAATCTTTTAGCAACTGAACGAACAGCAGGTAAAATTGATGAAGATATTTACAGAACTGCCATGGCAACTGATCAATCTATATTTAGAGCTCAAGCAAGTGTAAATGACGGTGTAACCGCATCTCGTATTGAAGCACAAAAAAATACAAATGAGCTTATTGCTTATCTTAATTCTAATAATAATAGTGCTTGGTCAAACTTTGGAAATGTTACAAAAGATATTTACCAAGGTAAGGCTGACACACTCTTAAGTGCTACAAATCAATACGCAATTCTTACTAAACAAGCATCAGACAACACAGCACAAATTCAAATTGAAGCTATGAAAAATAAGGGTGATCTTGCTAAACAAATGGCATTTGAATATAGCGATCTTAAAGACAAGATTGCTGCTTCTGAAGCAAGTATCAAAAGTGTATTATCTTGTCAAGAGTCTGATAGACTTCGTGATGTTATACGTGCCACTGAGAATAAGAGCTTGTTTTTTGAATTAAAAGGACATGGACATCACGGACATCACGGACATCACGGACGCCGTCATCATTAGGGACACGGACGGTCTAGTAATGCGCGAAAAACAAAAACTAAAACAGATATCGGTAATGTAAATCAACAAGATATAAAAGTAAATCAACAAGATATAAAAGTTGACCAAATACAAGATCAAATTCAAGATCAAGGTACCTTTAACGATGACGTCGTTAGACGGCAAAGTATAAACCGAGATATTAATGTAAATATAGATGAACCCATTAACCCATCTGTTTGGGAAAACAGCGACGATGCACAAAATCAACCATTGCTAGATCGTCAGAGTAGTAGTAGCAGTTCAAGTAGCGATAGTTCAAGCAGCACTAGCAGTTCAAGCAGTTCAAGCAGTTCAAGCAGTTCAAGCAGCGATAGCAATTCAAGCAGTTCAAGCAGCGATAGTAGTTCAAGCAGCGATAGCAGTTCAAGCAGCGATAGCAGTTCAAGCAGCGATAGTAGTTCAAGCAGCGATAGCAGTTCAAGCAGTTCAAGCAGTTCAAGCAGTGATAGTAGTTCGAGTAGTGATGAAAACTCTAATCTACAAGGACCACCTGGACCACCTGGAACACCTGGACCACCTGGAACACCTGGAACACAAGGACCACCTGGAACACCTGGTGAACAAGGACCACCTGGAACACAAGGACAACCTGGAACACAAGGACAACCTGGAACACCTGGAACACCTGGAACACAAGGACCACCTGGAACACCTGGAACACAAGGACCACCTGGAACACAAGGACCACCTGGAACACCTGGAACACAAGGACCACCTGGACCACAAGGAACACCTGGTGAACAAGGACCACCTGGAACACCTGGTGAACAAGGACCACCTGGTGAACAAGGACCTCAAGGAACACCTGGACCACCTGAGCAACAGAGATCAGTACCTGAATTTGAACAAACTACCTTGTCGTATATTGAAAACGACACACAAGCTTTTATAATTAATAAGAGTGATGATGAAAAAAGTATAGTAGAAAGTATAAATAGTGTTAAAAGTAAAAACCCTTTTGATAAAATTATAAATAAATTTAAAAAAAAAGATATTAGGAATTAGTAATTTACTATGATTTTTTATAATATAATAACAGCGTTTGTTGTTATTATAAAAGCTTGTGTGTTGTTTGTTGTTAGCTTGTGTGTCGTTATAAAATTTAGTATTGTGACGTTGGCATTTTATTAACAAGTTTGAATAAGAATCCAGCAACAGAACCATCTGTATTAAATACAGATCTTACTTTCTTACCATTCTTTGAGTAGAAAAATGAATTTGTTGATGTTAATGAAAAGATGGTTGGATCAGATGTTGGCTCTCTTTTTACTGTAGGTATATAGTCTTTTTGTGCGATAAAGGCACCGACTAAACCTTCATTTGGGAATTCTATATTTAAAACATTTGGTGATTTTATATTGTCTTCAAAACTTTCAGTTCGTTTGTATACAAAAAAATAAACTCCTAAAGCTACCAAAATGATAGCTGCAATAATATACGTAGTATTATTCATATGTTTATATACTAATAAAATAAAAAAATTATTTTGTTATTTATATATATTTAAAAATATCATTGTCTTTTACTTTTTGCTTTTCCTTACGGAGAAGCCATAATTTTTTAAATGTATTTATATTCAACATTATAGTTTCAGTTGCAAATTTACCGTCATCCGAACAGATGAGCAGCTTCTTTATCTTTAAGTAAATTTAATTAAATAAACGAAATGTAATAATTAAATTAAAAAACAATGTCCTAGACGATTTCTTATTTATTATATACTTGGATAAAATACCCATTTTGTAGTAGGGTCAACTTGTGACATGTGTGCAACTATTTTTTTAAAAATATCATCTTGTTGTCGTAATTTATCAGTGCTTTTTAACAATGGAAAGTACTTTGCAAATTCGTGTAATCCCAAAATTTGAAAAAATTTATGAAGAGTATAACTATAACTAAGAAAGTTCTTACGTCCAGATGGTTTGAAATTTTCATATGGGTCTTGGATTTGCTGAAACATTGTCTTTATTTTATCCTCTACTTCTGATGTTAATGTAAAAGGTGGTCTGCCATTAATACGATTGATAATACCTATTACATTATCGTAATAATCGTTTAATGATAATCGTTTCAAATATCGTTTGATTTTTTCTTCGGTTAATGTATTTAAATCACTTATTCTTTCTTTTTGAGCTTCTAGAATCACCTTGTCCAATATTTCCTGTGGTATACTACGATTCTCTTTAGATTGGAACCGTCTTAACCAATCTTCGAGGTGACTTTTTTTATCGTATGTAAATTGTGGTCTATAATCGAAATCTTGCATTTCTTTATATGAAAGTTCATTTGCGTGTTCTACAGTATGTTTACAGATTCCACAAGAATGACAAACCATAAAGCTATTTTCAATGTTGTATAATAAATTGCAATTTTCGCACATTATAGAATGTTTAATAGGTCTTTGATTTAAGGTATAATCTGGTTCAAATTTTGACAAGTATAAATCTATTAAATTATGTTTTTTCATATTGATATTATTTAACTCGTGACTATTTTGGTCAGATAAGTCGTTTACATTTAATAATAAAGCTTCTTCCTCTTCTATTTTTGTATATTCTAAAATAATTTTGGAAGAATCTAACAAGTAATTTATTTCATCTTCGCCACTTTTTATTACATTCTCCTCTGTTTTTAATTTAGTAATTTTTTCTTGATATTTAATTATAGCTGATGTTGTATTGCAAATTGGACTTTTAGTTCGTGACTGAGCCAATTCTTTAGATAATTTTTCAATTGAATTTTCTAAAGCCTTTATTTTTGAACCTATAACTTTTAATCTTCCTACTTTATTAGTAAATTCCACTATTTTCATTTCGTGTTTTTGTAATATAGAATATTGGTTTTTTGATTTTTTATTTTTAGCTGACTGTGATTGTGTATCTAAAGTTTCTTTTTTTCTCCTCATTTATTTGTTAATTATTTTTACTTTTAAACTTAAGGACTGGATTATTATAAATTGAAATAAAACTACTTTTATATTGTGTACTACTATACTACTACTATACTACTATCATACATTAAATGAGTGTTGCTAAAAAAACAAAGAATTCTGTTACGCACAATAATACAATGGCGCCACAATTCCACTTAAAAAGTGATTATAAAGTTTTTGTATTTGATTTGGATAATACATTATACTTGCACAATGCTGATGTAATGCATACACAAATTTATCATGAACAAGTAAAAGTATTTTTGCAAAATTTAAAAAATGATGGTAAAATATTGTGTATAGCTACACATAATAAAAACCCAACTATATATTTAGACATGATAAATATTACATCATTTTTTCATTATATAATATCAGAACAAAAAAATGTATGTCCTTCTTTGAATACAATAGATGAATATACTGACAAGGACATTATGATTAATGAATTAATTAGTAAAATAGGATGTACAAATGAAGAAATTCTCTTTTTCGATGATGCTAATTATAATATTAAAAAAGTTGAATCTATTGGTGTCAAATCAATTCTTGTGTCTGATCAAACAGGAATTGACTTTACTAAATTAAATATTGGACTAAGTTTAAAAAGAAAATTAACAATTGTAAAAAATAAGATTATAAAACAATACAGTAAAATAAAAGAACAGGCCGCTGCCATTGCATAAGTTAGACAAGAAAATGGCGAAAATTAGTGGTGAAATTTGTACGTTTTAATCGTTTATCTAATGAATATTTTTCAATTTCACTAGATATTGTTTCAGTTTCACTAAATATTGTTTCAGTTTTATCTTTGTATAAATTGTAAAAATTATCTTGGATTTTATCTAACAATGTTGTATTTAAGCCGTTATAAGTCTTTGTAATATTAGGGTATGTGTTTAAAAGGTTTTGGAAATGTTTTGCTTTTTTAATGTTTTTATTTTTATAATATTCATATTCTGATTTATAATGTTTTGTTGTATACATGTAAGTTTCAGGTTTTGTAAACATATCTTCTAATACATTTAAAAATGTATGAGGTAAATTGGTATCTCGTATGGATTCTATTAAGATGAGTAAGTCGTAAAATTCTAGACCAACTTTTGTAAGATGTGATAGTTTATCTTTATAATGCCATTCTACTAATAATTTATTAGGAATCCATGCGAATCCAAAATCTGAAAGTAAGAAAATATATCCCAAATTTGGGACGTGATAATTTTTACGATTTATTGTATAAATCCAATATCCTCCAGGTTTTACTTTGTGAACTAGTATATTACCTGTATGAAAATCAGTGTGATGCATATTGTAATATTTTTTTATAGCGTAAAGACCGACTGAAATTTGAAAAAGAGCATTCATCCATATTTCATGAGAATGATCCATATTAGCCCATTTATAGAAATCACCAAATGTAGCATATTCATTGTATAAATTGATTGTGTTATTATCATAATTCCAATGATAATTTAAAATATAATGCGGACAAACATTTTGTAAGACTAATTGATTTGTCAATGTATTTGCCACTACTTCAATTAAACTAGGGTAATTAAAATTACGAGTTGTATAAAAAATATGATATACATCTTCAGGTCTTGCATTTAACATTACTGATTTAACACCTTTAGTTGATTTTAGTTTTTTTAAATCGATTTGCTTTAAAATAAGAGGATCAATTTTATTGTTTTTACCTAAAATGACTTTATATACAACTCCTTCTATTCCACTTGATATTTTTTTACATTTAGAAAAAATAGTTTTTATAGTTTTGTGAACGTATTTATCAATGTATAATTTTGTATATTCATTCATACAATTTACAAATTTTTCTGTTCTATTTGTAATATTCTCTTCCATTATAAATAGAATATAAAAAAATAAATAGAATATAAAAAAATAAATAGAATATAAAAAAAATAAATAGAATATAAAAAAATAAATAGAATATAAAAAAATAAATAGAATATAAAAAAATAAATAGAATATAAAAAATTAATTACCTATTCCAAAAAATCTTATATAAGATTTTTCAAAATTAATACGTAATCCATAAGTAAAAACTTGGGGACGTTTTGAGAGTATATAATTACATATGTGTTTAAATTGTTCTTTTCCGTGTACGAAAGGTGGTATTTTTATTAAACTAATGTATTCGTTATCAAGTAATATTTTTAATAAGACAGCTGTTAAAATAGCACTTCTTTGTTTTCCAGCTTGACAATGTATAAGAACGGATCGTTTTTCAGTTATATATTTTTTTAATAGTAGTGGTATAATAATTTTAAAATAATCTTGCATAAGTAAGAAATCGCGTTCTAATAAACTATCATTTACCGGTATCCTATATGTTTCTAGATTCATATTATCATCATTTTCCATTTCTGTAATAAAAGGTTTGTTAGGTGTACAATTGATAATAACACTGATACCTTTTGATTTTAAAAATGATTTATCTAAAGCGCATTTGTAATTTCCTAACCATAAACCAGGTATGATTTGATCTACATCTCTACATTTAAATAATATAATCTTTAGATATTCAAACATAATAATTATACTTTAACATAATAAATAAAAATTGATAAACTTTTTTTAATCTGGTAAATTAATATGAGGCGTGGATATATTATAAAAAAAACTGGATCTGAAACAGATACTGATAATTCTGATGGAGGGCAAGGTAGTTCTTCTATGTATTGTAGAGATGTTAAATATAGTAATTTAAATAGTACAGGTTATAAAAAACCAAAGGGTGGTAGTCGTCAAGATAATTTCAATAGAGATGAAATTTTACAACGTCTAGAAAATTATATACCGCTAAAAACAATGAAAGAAAAACAATTACTAACACAGTTGCCCAATTTTAAAACGTGGATTAGATATTATAATACAGATACAAAACAATTTAGAACAGGTGGACTACTTATGAAAGTATCCTTTCCAGATTATATTATGTTGGTTAATACAGCAAAAAATATTACATGGAGTGTTCAGTTAAAAAATAATATTATCTATGTTCCTGATCCTAAAATTGCTAAACAAAAAGAACATGAAAATGATAAAGAAACTGCTATTAAAGAAAAACTTTTTAATTTATATAAAAGCGGCAAATTAACCACAAAAGAATAGTTACTTTTAAAAAAAGTAACATCAAAAAAAGTAAAAGTAACTAAAAGTAACTAAAAGTAACTAAAAGTAACTGTAGTTAACCCTACTTTTCCCCTTTTGATGTTACTTTTTTTAAAAGTAACGTATTTAAAAATAATTGATATATGTATATAATGAATGTAAATCGAAGATTTCAAAAAGAAATTCGTCAATTATATATTCAACAATCACAACGTGACCTCAATGACAATGATTATTTGATTTATTATGATGAAACTGATGTTAATAAATTGCATACAATTATAAAAGGTCCAGTTGATAGTGTATATAGGCATAAATTTATAAGATTAGATTTTAAAATACCAGATAATTATCCTCATTCTCCTCCAGAAGTAACATTTATTAATTACGATGGAGTTAGAATACATCCTAACATGTATGAAGATGGTAAATGTTGTGCTACTATATTAAATACATGGGGAGATGACAAATTTGAAAAATGGACATCCAGTATGTGTATAGAAACCATTCTATTAACATTTCATTCCTTTTTGGATAATAACCCTTATACTTATGAACCTGGAGGTACAGATGATCCTAGTTATACAGTTTACGTGAAACACCAAAGTTGGACATCGTGTCTAATTAGATATTTGCAAAACGAAAAGATTGAACTTTTCACTGAATTTATGCACAATTATTTATTGATAAATATTGATAGCATATTTAGTGATTTGTACGAATTATCTGAAATATATCAATTGGGATATTATGAAACTAGATGTTTTGAAATAGACATATTTCCAGTTAATTATTCAAGAATATCAAGTCTTTTAGAATATTATTATAATTACATTGAATTTCAAGAATCTCATCAGATTTCTTCGTTTGATGAATTTGTTAATATGGATTACGATTGTTGTATTTGTTATGATACCTCTAACGACGTCGTCGTTGAAGGTACCATTACACTAGGATGTAATCATTCATTCCACAAAGCGTGTTTAAAAAGTCATATTCAGGTCAATAATAACATATGTCCAATGTGTAGACGTGAATTAATAGAAGAAGAAAATATATTAAAAACAGAAGAAGAAAACATTTGGATGATTAATCCTTTAACAAGACGAAGGATTAAAATAGGTGGACGTACATATAATTATTTGAAAAGTAATGGAGAGCTTTAGCTTTCTTTTAAAGTAAAAATTGAAAAATAATTACTTTTATAAAAAGTAGGACCAAAGCCCTCAAAAGTACTTATTAATATGATATTAATTAATAAGAATTGTAGTAATAGTTTAAAGAAGATAGTTTTACAACTAAATCCACCTATAAACGATAATAAAAATATTTTAAAATGTATAGATGGTTTGATTATAGCTAATAAGAATGATTATAAATATGGAAGTTCGTGGATTGACTATTCTATAAGAAGTTATACTATTAGAAAATTAAATCGTTTGTTAAAAAATGGTAATTATAACATTATCATTTCTTAAAAAGAATCTTTCTTCATTTCTCCTTATGGAGAAATGAGTTTATTTAATCGTCTTGTTTATAACCAACAATATCACCTTGTCTTGAAACAATGACTTTAAGCTTGCGTGTTTTAGCAAATTTCTTTTTTAGTTTATCTACTTCTGCTTGATCTTTATGCTCTACATCTTCGTAATTTTTATTGTAATTAGAAGAATGATATTTCCATAATTTTGGATGCCCTACTTGAAAATTAAGATGAGCATCTGCTTTATACCAGAAAACTTGCTCTCGTAAATCATTACTGTTAGTTGATGTTTTTACCACCAGACATTCGTGATCTTGTGTACAAGCATCTAATATGTTACAAAAGTAATTAAAGTCGGGTATCATTCCACAATAATCGTCGTATATTTTTCGTCTATTTTTAAGACTAGGTTCATTAAAAATGAAAATGTAATCTATATTACTACGTAATTCTGGAGTAATACCTAAGGGGTATTGCATAGTTAGGATGAATAAAAAATTATAATGACGACCATTAAAAAAAATACTTTTAATTGTTTTTTCTTTTTTCCAATTTTGAGCATCATGTAACATATCATCTAAAACTATAAAAAGATTATTGCTAGGATGTTTTCCGGTTTCTGATAATCCATCAGCTTTAGCTTCTCTTATTTTCTTTTTTTGATGATTCATTATACTTTCCATTAGTTCAGGGTCGTATTCTGAGTGAATAAACGAATCTGGTATAAAATTACCAAAAAATGGCGAAGCTTCTTCTGTTCCAGAAAATACAACTCCAGATGGTATATTTTTATGATGGTAAAAAATATCTCTTGTCAGAAAACTATTATGTGTTACGATAAAATTGCCTAAAACAAAACGATTGTTACAATCTAGTTCAATTCCATAATAATCACCTTTACCTACTTCTTCTACTTTAATTTGACTAACTAAAGCATTTACTCTAGGTTTTCGAGGATAAGCTTTTTTTCTTTGGATTAAAGTAGGAATTTTATCAATACCTTCACCGTTAATATTTATTCTAAATGCAGTTCCGAATTTTTTAATTCCATTATGTGTCCATGATGTTTTTTTAATATGTTTATATGCACTAAATCCTAAACTACGAGCTAAATAAATAATATCATCTAGTAATTTTTCATGTTTTTCACATTGTGTTATTTCAAAATCATTTCTTTTACCTAAATGACCATCTGCATCAATAAATCCAGCAAGTAATTTAAGACGAACCTCTCTAGAATTGCATTTATATATATGCGGAATATGTTTGTTATTTAACATATTTAATTCACGTAATGTTTTTAAAAATAGATTATCTTTTTGACCATGTACACCAGTAGAAAGTTTGTATGTATAATTATTTTTGTATTCTAAAAATAAATTTAATTTTTGTAAATTTTTAGAAAAATAATGCAATACAGTAGAATCTTGTGTAGTTATATTAGAATTATGTGATGTACCATCTCCTAACCAATACCCTATCATATAAGGGTCAATATGAACTTCGACTTTTGGAAAATCTATAGGTACTTGATATCCTAATAAATTATCACGATATTTTTTAGATAATTTTAAATACTCAAGAATAGGAATATCAACTTTACGATCATCTAATAAATCATTTAAAAACTTTTTTGCTTCAGTATACACATACTCTTTATTTTTATTATTATATGAAAATGTTTTATAATTTAATTTATATTTATTTTTATCAAACCAAATAACTTGATAACTTTGACGTTCAGGTCTATCCCTTAAGTTTTTTTTTGCAGTATAAATCAAAGATAAAATATGATGACTATTTACTGTATAAGTTTCACCCTTACGATTACTTACTTTATAAAGAGTATCTATACCATTATGTGTCTCTAATACATTTCTAGGAGTACTATCGTCACCCATCACAAGTTCACCTATATTAATATCTTCTACATTTTTAATTGTACCATCATACATAAGCACTTTTTCTCCTTTCATCATGCTTTTTCCACTCCGCCTTCTCCCAAGAATAAGTATGGTTGCATCTGGTAAAATATTTTTCATTTTAAATTTACGTAGTGTCAATTTTTCAAAATCTCTTTCAATCATACTATAACTTATTATATTGTCAACTTTTTATTTTTTTATTATAACCGCTACTGAAGACGGCAAGGTACCTTTAACGACGACGTCGTTAGACGGCAAGGTACCTTTAACGACGACGTCGTTAGACGGCAAGGTACCTTAGACACAATTGACATATGATACATTTATAATTCTGTTATTTCAGGGAGTCCTTGCATTCTCCTGAAATGATTTGAGATAATTAATAATTGAGTTCTATTTTCTGGGTAATGTAATGTATATCCATCTTTATGTTGAATTGGTTGTCCTCGTCTATAGCCTAATTCGTGTGGATGCATATTCCAAAAAATAGTACCTTTTACATGAGAATTTGATTCTATATCTATAAACCAATTTTTATCAAAATGAGGATTAAATTCTGAAATAATATATGGTTTATTTATTTCACTAGCACAATCAGATTGCTTTTTTAGATTAATCTTATCTTTCCAGTAAAAATGATTACTATAACAATCCAATGTAGAAATATCAAATTCTCCACATTTTCCTAAAATGTCATCAGTTCCACTTAATACAAGATGATTAGTATCAATCGTTTTAATGTAAGCTGAGATATCACTTATCCATTCTTTTGTAGGTATACTTTTACTTCCATTATAAGGTCGAATATTCCCTAATTCATTCCCTAATTCTATTATAAATAGTTCTGGAGAATCTTTGATTGCCTTACCTGTATAAGGATTTACGTGATTAAGCCATTGTAATATGTAATCTTTAAAATCAGAACGCACATTAAGATCTGTCCAAAAAGCTTCTTTAGATACACCTCTTGTTTTACAAAAATCACCATAATTTCCATGATAATAATTATAACTATCAGTCAATGGACAAATCAAACGTATATTATATTTTTTAGCCATCGTAAAAGCATAATCTATAGGTACCCACGCGTGATAATTTATATAATTATTATATGGTCTTAATGCATTGTATGTACCTGACGAAAATCCTAATGTATGCGATCTAATAACCGTAGCTTCTAATATATTTGCTATTATAAACATTTCTTCTATCTGGTCATTCGTAGGATATGTATATTTTTCATTAAACCCCAACCAATATGCATTAAACCCAACTGGTATAAATTTTTTATTTTGTAACACAAAATCTTCTCCATCGCATTTTACAAAATTATCTATACCGTGCTGTGGATTCGGCTTTGGAGCTCTTGATGATACTATAAAACTAGTAAACCCAGGCCTGTATTTTATATCAATTGGTTCTCCACTTTCAGAAATAGAAAAACCTGTTTTTAAATATGCCGTATGAGTCATCCAATCGTAAATAACAACTACAACTTTAGAATCTTTTATACACGTTTTTAATAACTTTTTTAATCTCGTAATATCTATGTCTTCTGTAGAACTCGAATCGGAACTCGAATCAGAACTTGAATCAGAACTTGAATCAGAACTCGAATCAGAACTCGAATCTAAACTTGACATTTTTTTATAACTAAATTTATGAGATTCACCAACGGCAACGTCATTTATATATATCCACTCTTTATATCCTAAATTTCCAGTTGATTCAATAAGACCCCAATCGTTTTTAAATACATTGTCAAATAATTTTATATTTAATAAATAAGACATATGTATTAAACAATTAAAAAAAATTCACCAAATACGTTTTAAATATATATAGTGTATAAAACGTGTAAAATGTACAGTAAAAACTTATTTAATACACTTACCATTCTTTTGAAACTTTTGTTTTTTAGGTATTCCATAAAGACCATTGATTGCCATGAGCGCCGTGTCACATATATCGTCAGCCTTCTTATGTGACAATACAAAAGGTAACCATTTTTCTTTATGGTCTTGAGAAAATTTAGTCTCTAGAAACCATTTAGTGTATTTAACACTAAGCCATTTTCTCTTAGCATAACTTCCCTTTAATACACACTCTATTTCAGGTCCAGTGTAGGCACGTAATTTGTGAGATGCTCTCACAAATCTAATAGTAGTATCGGTATCTTTATATAATTCAACTAATTTACCATATATAATATGTGATGTAAATTTCATCTTTTGATTTATCTTGGGTTGAAGTTCAATTAATATCTGTTTTACATTTGTAAAAATATCTTTGTTATCATTAAAAATTTCTTGAATCTTGGCTAATACAATTTTAGCTATATCTTGTAACAAATAATCATTAATCGCCTTTTTTTTAAAAATATTATTTTTTGCAAATGCTATATTCTTAGGAAAATGTGTTTTACAACAATATTTATACTCATCATCCATTAAATATTTACATGTACACTTTTTACCACACACTTTACCACTTTTTTGCACACCCTCGCACGTATAATCATCTGAATTTAACGTATTAAATACATCCCATAAATGTATATCGTATGTAGATATATCTTGTTTTTCTACTGCACTCATAATACACATTGCTAGATTTCTTAAGCCGATATCTATAGTTAATATCATATATTTATATGAAATTATATTATATAAATATTCATAACGAATGTATTTTTCCGAATAGTTCGGTATACATTACAAGTTGGTTCAAGTCTTTTTTCATATTGCGTCTTAGTTATGCGTATTTTTGAATCTCGTATAAATCACTATACCTATAACAAAAATATAACCAATAATTATATGGTGAAATAATTTTAAAACGTTTTATAAATTTATACACTATACTGTACGATATTTCTAATTCTTGTTTATAATAGTTACTAAAGAGAAAAATATGATTATTAATAATGGGTAAGGTAGGTCTTTTAATTATTTGATTTATAAAAAAATTTGTTAATATAGGTAAATTCACATTAGTCATAAAAAAAGGTGACATTTTAAATCTAGATTTCATATCTTCTAACATATATAAAACATCATCTTTATAATAATCTAAAAAATCGTCATGTGTAAATTCTGATTCGTATTCATCCACTTCTTCAAAATCACTATACATAAGTTTTTTGATAATTGTTTTTATTATTGTAAAAATTTTGTTTTTAAATTTAGTGGTAATTAAATTAAATTATTAAAATTAAAATTTATTTTATTATACTATATTAAAACAAAAGTATGGCGAAAATACTAGATTTTCTTCAATCAAGTGGTATGGTAAATGTTTTACTAGCAGTTATTGTAATTGTTCTTATATACGTATATATGAAAGATTATATGAAAGGTTCGTTTTTTGAAAGTTTAGAAAATATTTCAGAAGAACTTCCAATGGCTCCAGTCCAGCAAGTCCAGCAAGTCCAAGAAGTCCAACAACCTTCATTGGCTTTAGGAAATGGACTAGAACTACAACAAGAACAACCAGTCGTTGTAGATGAACAACAAAAACAAATTGATAGAGTAGTTGCTGGAACTACTCAATTGGGAGCAGAAGATTTGTTGCCAAAATACGATGATGCAAACGAATTCGCCAAAGAAAACCCAGTATCTAAATTATTAAAGGAACAAAATTTCTTAATCAGTGGTTATCACGTTGGGATTAATACGGTAATGCAAAGTAATAAAATCCCGTATCACGATATACGATCATTGCCACCTGTCCCTAAAGAAAGCGTTGGACCATGGAATCAAAGCAGTTATGAACAAAGCCCTGCTCAATTGCGAAGACAATTTGAAATCGGTGTCTAAATAAAAAAATCATTATTTGTCATTTTTAACCAAAAATGCCACTTTTGACAAATCAGAGTTTAAAGATAAAAAATCATTATAAATTATAAAAATATAATGAATTTGGAAAGACTTGATATCGTACAATTAATTGAAAACAATCCTTTAGAAAAATTATCTAACCATTATCAAACACAATTACTTGATAGAATAAAAGAAACGTTTAGTGATTCCGACCAACAACTGTTTATAGCAAGTTTTTATTGTTACTTGAAATATGATTGTAAAACAGATTTTATAATTGAAATGGATGATGTATGGAAATGGTTAGGCTTTAGCCGAAGAGATAATTGTAAACGTGTAGTGGAAAAACATTTTACAAGGGGTACGGACTACCTGCTCCTCAATTCGGCGGAGCAGGTTAAAACAAACGGTGGAGCAGGATTAAATAAAGAAAAAGTAGTAATGAATGTAGAAACATTTAAGTCACTCTGTTTATTAGCTAATACAGAACGGAGTAAATCTATAAGAAAATACTATTATAAATTAGAACAATTATTACATGGATTACTTGAAGAACAAGCAAATGAATTACAAAAGCAATTAGAAGAACAAAAAACCTTAGTAGAAGAGCAAGAAAAAAGAATTAAATTATTAGAAAATAAACCAGAAACAGAAGGATTTTGTACAAAATCTGGTTATATATATTTAATAAATGATACTTCTAGTACAGGTTCATATAAAATAGGTTTATGTGATAATCCAGACAAACGTTTAACAACATTAAATATTTCTTCTAGTCAAAAAACATTAGAATTTGTTGGTGTATTTAAATGTAAAAACATGAAATCAGCTGAAAAAATAATTCATGTATTACTAGAACCATTCAAAATAAAAAAGCGTAACGAATGGTTTTATTTTTCAGATACATATGAAATGAATTATGCCATTCATATAATTAAGAAAAGTATTGGTATTACTGATAATTATGATTTTATAGATCACGAATTATTTAAAATATATGCAGAAAAATTACCATTAGAAATAGTAGATAAAGATCAGAAAACAAAAAAATATACAAATTCTAATTTTTTAACTCATCCTAATAAATTGAGTCAATATAATGGTGTTTCGTGGTGTATAAAAAATAATAAATGGGCTTCAAGAATAGGTTACGATAACAAGACTATTTTTCTGGGAGTTTATACTACAGAAGTAGAAGCTGCAGTAGTTTACAATGACTATGCTAGTTATTTAAATAAAACACAAAATACAAATTATCAATTAAATGAAATAGAAGATTACATCCCAAATCCGCGTGATATACTAGAAGAAAATTATAAAAACAAGTATGAAAATAAAACTTCAAGTTTTAATGGTGTATATTTTATAAGATCTAAAGGGATATTTGAAGCAAGTATTCAATATAAAAAGAAAAGTTTTAAATTGATAAAAAACGAAATAGATCTAGAATGTGCTAAAGTATATAATGAACAAGCTTTGTATTTCAATAATAATTTCAAAACAAATTATACATTAAACGACATTACTAATTTTATAACAATTGAAAAAAATCATATAAGCGAATTAGAAAATACAAAAAAACAACGTTATTCGCGATTTACTGGTGTTACTATACGAAATGATTCTGGTAAATTTAGAGCATATATTAAAAATAATGGTAAAGTAATTAATTGTGGTACATTTAAAGATGAAATAGATGCAGCAAAAGCATATAATCTAAAAGCAGAAGAGTTAAATAAACTAGAAACTACTAAAATCAAATATGAATTAAATAATTTAGAATTTTAAAAACCCACTTTTTAATTAAGCTTTTTCTTTGGTAAACTACAAGTTTTTGATTGCTTAGAGCAAACTGCTCTAATACTTTCATATTTTTCCAAGACTTCTTTAAAAGGAGGAGATGATTGTGTTACTAGGGTTTTTTCTTTAAATTCTTCTAATTTTTTATAATACATTTCTGTTCGTTGTTTTGTAGGTGGTCTTGCATAGTACATTTTTTTTAAACGAAGTTTTTCATTATTGTAACATTGTTTTTCTTGCGAAATTAATTTTTTATTAACTTTGTCTCGAATATTATACAACCATTTCATTAAATCCATACGTGATCCCATGGAGTTTTCTATAGGCAATTCTTCGCAAAATTTTTTAAATGATTCACGGCAAAATATACAAGGCATTGTATAAGCTAAACTTAATATCAGGTTTTTAAAATGTTTTTTAATAACTAAATGATGTTTATCCTTTTCGTTTATTTGTGGTGGGTATCCTCCCATAATACATGAGAATAAGAAATACCAACCACTTGGTCCCCACATTTTAGTAGATAGCCCAGATGTTGATGTATAATTTTCATATTTAGTGTACATGTATATTATTATAGAGGTAAAAAAATTAAGGCAAAAAAAAATAAAAAATTTACAAATAAATATAAAATACACAAACGTCAAGATGAATGAAAAATGTTTATTAGATGTGTATTATTATATTGACGTAGATGGTGATGTTGAATTTATAGAACAGAGTTTAAAATTACAGTTAACTTTAAATTGTAATAGTCATAGTATTAACAAGTTAGTAAATTATAAAAAGGGGGGTACCTTGCCTTTTAATATTAAATGTAAAGACGACATTATCAAAAATGGTTTGTTAACATTTAATGAAATGTTTAAAAATTTAAAATTAAAATCGACTAATGAAACATGGTTTTTTTATATATCAACTGGTAATGTTAAAGAAATATATAGTAATGTCTTTATAGTATTATTGAATAGAAATCCAAGAGAACAAAAATGCTGCTATATTATAAATAAAGACAATATAGAACAAACAATTAACACGAACACCTTTAATATTAAAAGGCAAGGTACTTTATCTAATACAAAAGTGGCATCTGTGACAATACGTGAAGTATTAAAAAGTGAAAAAACTATTACTTATACAAATTTAAATTAATTTAAAAAGTAAGGTTTTTATGGTATTTTTATTAAATGTACGAGTGGAAATTTTATAAAAGTGACTGATGTTATACCGTGTAAAAAAACTAATACAGAATCTTGATCTATTTTATAGTCTTTAATTTCACCTATATATCCTTTGTAAATATTTAGCATACTATTTGGTACATTGACAATTCTGACCATATCACCACGTTTTATATATAAGTGAGCCTGTTCCATTTCACGTTTTTGGGTTTCCTTTAGTACATTATCGGTTCGACAAGGTACATTGAAGTCCTCTGTTTGGTGTTTATGTGTCGATTTATTTTTTCGTTTAGATTTTTTCGAATCGTCATCATCTGTTGATTTTTGTAAAAATTGAAAGAAATCCATTTAAAAGTAATAAACTTTTAGTTTTAAATAAATACAAATTTTTGATGTTTGAAGTAATAATTAACTTTTTTTTTAGAAGTTTTTTCCAAGTAGTTAGGATGTTTGTAGAGGTATACTTGTATTTTACAAAAAGATTAGATAATATTGTTGAAATTAGTAATGTGCATGTATTATATCATTATATAACATATAATGTAATTAAAAATAATAAGAATTACAAGGTTGTTTTTTCATCTACTTGCGATAAAAAAGTACAAGAACATATTTTGGATTTTAAACTAAATAATGATATTTGTTTAGCTGCTAAAAATTTAATTGTAAACTGTCATTTAAATTTGTCTTCTAGTGGTGGTGGTGGTGGTGACCTTATGTTTGATATAACAGAATATGTTAGATATTTTTGTTATTATTTTGATAAAGATGAAAAATTTGATATGTTTTTAAATTATTTAGAATATAAACACAATATTGATTTAAGTTTGTATAAAGAAATAACATTAAATATGAATGATTTTGATTTTTCCGAAAAAGTATACGGTATAAAAGAATCAAGAGATATGATGTTTAGGGATATTTTTAGAAAAGTAAGGTAAACGTTATATTTTATTGTATTTATATAAAGTAAAACTTCTAAAGAACTTTAAATGAAAAAAATAATAAACACGTTGATATTAAGTGGTGGTGGAGTAAAAGGTATAGCATATATAGGAGCATTAAAATATTTAGATGAATTAAAGACAAAAGAAGACCTAATTGATATAAATATTCAGGAAATTTTGGGTGTATCAGTTGGAAGTATAGTAGGATTATTGTATATATTAGGATATACATATGATGAATTGGTTGATGAAATTGTATCAAAAAATTTATCAGATTTAAAACAATTTCGTATAAAAAATTTTTTACAAAGATATGGTTTTGATTCTGGGATAAGAATTGTAAATTGGATCGAGACCTTGATTATTGGAAAAGGATATTCTAAAGATATTACATTTGCTGATATTTATACCAACTTTGGAATTAATTTTAGAGTTGTTGCTACAAATCTAAATAAATACAAAACAGAAGTTTTTGATAAAAATTCATCTCCGTCTTTACGAGTAATACGAGCTATTAGAATGTCAATTGGGATACCATTAGTATTTACAGTTACAAAATATCGTAGTGAGTGTTATGTAGATGGAGGATTAATTAATAATTATCCTATAAAAGAATATGATAGTAAATTAGATAATGTGCTAGGTTTAAAATTAGTAACACGGGGTGAATTTCATCAAATTGATGAATCTATTGATTCTTTTTATACTTATTTAGGAAATTTAATTACGTGTTATATGGTACAAAAAGAAAGAGAAACAACATTGTCTTATAAATATAGAGATCATACTATAGGTATAGAGACGCAAAGTGTAACTAGTTCTATTAATTTTTCTTTAAACGAAGAGCGTAAACGTAATTTAATTGATATTGGCTATTGTGCTGCAAAAGAGTATTTTGAAATGGTGTACGAATCGTAAATTTTTTTTTTTCAAGTAAGATTAATGAGTAATGTAAATTTTATACAAGATTTTGAGGTTGGGTCTTTTTCTAATGTTTTTTTATGTAAAAAAGATGCATCGTTTGTAATGATGGATGATACGGATGGTATGGGTGATTTGTTTATAACTATTATAAAATGAATTCCAATACTTACCCAAATCTACCTGAAACAGTAGTTGAAATGACAACACGATTTTTTAATAAATTAGATACTAATAATACAGGAAATGTTTCTATACAACAAATTTTAAACGCTCTAGCATTGTTGGGACACTACACAAACTTATTCTTGCAGTAGAGGTCACGATTTAGAAACCGGAATTGGTATTTCTGTAAATGAAAATCGCAAATTTTGATATGCTTTACCCATTCGTGTTTCCATAAACCAATCGACTTACCATAACAACTTTTCCAGTTTATATCTAAATTTTCACGAAATTCTTTTAATTTAAATGGTATTATAAAAAACTTTTATATTTATTATAAGAAATGACGATGAGTGAAGAAGCGGTTTGTTCTTCCCTTGATTCAAAGTGCTTGATTGAAGAGCCAAAGTGCTTGATTGAAGAGCGGAGCTGAGCTTTTATGCTATCTAAAGCTCCATTCTTTTGCAGCAAATCGACAACGGTAAGAAATTTACTTTTAAAAAAGTTTTATCAAAAACATTTTTTGTTACTATAATTATATAGCAGTGGTTCTAAATGAAATTTCAAAAATTATTAAATAATAAACGTCCCTTAGGTGTATATTTCCAATCGTGGTCGTGTCCTTGGGCAAGTTCTGGTGCGGCTTTAGATTTAGCAAAAGTACCTGCTCCAATTAATGTGATATTTTTATCTTTTATAAAACCAAATAGTACTTATGTAAAGGGATCTAATACTTTTACTGGTACTGGTTTGGATTTTTCATCTGATTTTTCTGTAGTAAAAGAAGCTATTCAAATCCTACGCAAAAGAAATGTTGTTGTAATGTTAAGTGTAGGTGGTGCTACATATCCATTCGATGGATTTAATCCTAGAGCTGTTGTTGATTTTGCAAATGATTTAGGTGTAGATGGTATTGATATTGACTGGGAACCTCACGGTGGTGCTCAAGAAGCTCATTTGTTAGGTCCTATTATAAATGGAGTAAGAAGTATATACCCTGAAGGTTTAGTTTCAATAGCTGCATTTTCTATAGGTGCATATGGTGTTGGCGAATTTGCTAATGCAGCTCCTTCTGGGCAAAATACAGGAATGTGCATCCCTGGTTTACAATCAAATGGAAAAGATTTAGATTTTATCTGTTTAATGAGTTACGATGCCAGTCCAGTATATGATCCTGTTACAGCATTTAAGTCATATAGAAGTTATTATAATGGACCTATATTGATTGGTGCAGAAGTACCACCTGAAGCTTGGGGTGGTCACGTAATAACTCTTTCTGAAGTTGAAAGATATTCCAAAGCTGTTGTTAGTGATAAAAATTCTACAAATGGATTATTTGTTTGGAGTTATCAAAAAAGTGGTGAGCCAAGTTCAATGTCTATTATTAACACTGCTCAAAAAATTTTTAACCAATCGGCTCCACAACCAGCTCCTCCACAACCAACTCCACCAAAACCAACTCCACCAAACCCAACTCCAGCAAAACCAACTCCAGCAAAACCAACTCCAGCAAAACCAACTCCAGCTCCCCCTAAACCAGCACCAGCACCAGCTAAACCAGCTCCAGCTAAACCAGCACCAGCTTTGGCTGCAAATTGGATGCCTAACACGGCGTATAAAATAGGTCAAAATGTTATGTACGCTGGATCTTGTTATCAATGTAGACAATCACATACTTCTATAGTTACTTGGGAACCTAGTATTCATACACAGGCTTTGTGGTTAAAATTGTAAAAATCTTCTTTGCGTTTAAATCATTTAATATTTTAATTTTTTATTGTGTATTAAGTTTTATTTTTTATATAAATTATGGTTTGATTTTATATAAAAAAATAAGATTTCAGTTAAAAGTTTTACAATTTGTATTTTGATTTTAAGTGTGTTTTATTAAGTTAATTTAGTAATTTTTTTTTCTTTTTGAATATTATAAAAACAAAAAACAAATGGGTGGTGGATTAATGCAATTAGTAGCCTTGTAATTCCATAGGGCTAAATAGTCAGCTACCTTTATAACACCGTATTAATTATAAAGGGAAAATAGTATAAAATACGGGTGTAAATTAATTACATATATAACTGGCTAGTGAAATTTACATAAAAATAAATTTTGCGACATTTTCAAATTGCGGGAAACTCCTTAGAGTCTTTGCTACCACTTTATTTTAGAAATATTATAAAGGAACACGGTTAATAGCCGTACCCAATGGTAAAAATGCAAGGGATTGGACGATCCGCAGGAAAGCTCCTAAAAATTGAATATTATTGTAATATTAAAATATTATATATTATGGATTGGTTGATAAATAAACAAAGAACTAATATACCAGATATAGGAAAATTAGGAAAGTTATCTAAAAAAGATTTAGAAAGAATATGTATTATATAGTAATTTAGACTTTTATACTTGTTGGATATGGATTGGTACAGTCCAGGATAAAAATGGTAAAGGACATCAACATGGTATTATTTGGTACAATAAAAATTATGTTCATACACATAGAATAATGTATCATAATTTTATAGAAAATGTTCCAGAATATAAGCCAGAAAATTCAATTGTTCTTCATAAATGTTCACATAAAAATAATGGAAGATGTATAAATCCATGGCATTTAAAGTTAGGTTCTTTTAAAGAAAATACAAAAGATGCATTAAATGACAATACATTATGTTTATATAAAAACAATGAAGAAAATCCAAATAGTAAATTATCTAATGAACAAATAGAAGAAATTAGAAAACTTAAAAACTCTAATCTTTCACAAAAAAAGATAGCATTAATTTATAATATAAACCAATCACAAATATCAAGATATTTAAATAATAAAACAAGAATAAAAAATTAACGGAGAATCTTCAGAGACTAAATGGAAATGGGCGAATTGTATTCGCTTAAGATATAGTCCGGCTTTTAGTGAAAACTAAAAGATAAACCGACGGAGCACAGGATATTTACCTTAAAATCCAGTAGGGTATAAAAACATCAGGGAATATTGAAAAAATAAGATATTTATAAAGCCTTTTGTGGAACTTGTTTCCACTGATGTTAATTAGGGAAATAATTAAATAATAATTATTTGAAAACCCCTAGTAAGAAAATCAAATTGCTGGAAACTCCTAAAGCTTATTTTACTAAGCATAATTCGTGAGAATTGTGTGGCCAAGACAAAAACTTGGGTAGTGACGTTAGTCGCAAGAAGTAATAATTTTAAAGATTATTAGTTCTTCAGTAAAAATAAATAAGATGAAATTAAAATTAATAATTTTAATTAAATGGACAATCAGCATCCAAGTTTCTTTAAAAATGAAATTTTTTTATATTTTAAAATTAATATGGAAGAACGAACATGTGATAATTGTTTTTTAAATAAAACAATAGATAAATATAGAAAATATACAGAAAGAGATGATTCATTTTCGAAAACATGCAAGAAATGTTTAAATGAAAAGGATAAAAATAGGAAAAAAATAAAAAGGCAAAATAAGATAATGACAATTATGGCAAAATGTGAAAAATGTAATGAAGAAAAAACATTAATAAATTTTGCTAAATTGAAAAAGTTTTATAAAAAAAAAATTTGTCTACTTTGTTATCCTAAGTTTTTAACAGAACAGAAAACTGAATGGTGTAGAAATGAGAGCAAATCTAATATTAATTATAGATTAAAAAAATCATTAGCTGCAAGATTAAGAACTGTTTTAATTAAAAATGATTCGACAATGAATTATATAGGATGTAATATTCAATATTTAAGAGAGTGGTTTGAATATAATTTTACCAATGAAATGACTTGGGGTAATTATGGTTCATACTGGTCTATAGATCACGTTTTACCAGTTAATAAATTTGATTTAACAGATGAAAATTCTAAATTGAGATGTTGGAATTGGAGTAATTTAGTACCGGTTACTGCAAAATACAATTCATCTAAAAAATCATCGTTTGATATACCTTTACCGAAGTCTTCGATAAAAGGCAAGGTACCTTTACCGAAGTCTTCGATAAAAGGCAAGGTACCTTTACCGAAGTCTTCGATAAAAGGCAAGGTAGATCAAATAAATAATATTAAAAAAAAATTAGAAAAATTTAAAGAAGAAGGTTCAACGACTAAATGGTTTTCGGAAGAATTTTTATTAGATTTTGACACATTTGATATAAATTCTTTTTAAGATATAGTCTAATCCTTATTGAAAAATAAGGTAGAGGAAATGTACTGGAAATCCTCAAATTACTTTTTTTAAAGTTGTCTATCGTAGACACACAAATTTCGCTATCGAATCTATTGAACAAACCTTTAACGGAACTGTAGATTTCGGACGAAAAGTTACATGCACTGTTTCAAGAAATGGTGATCTCATCCACAAAGTTTATCTTCAAGTTGATCTTCCAGCTTTGGCTGGAACCAACGTTGGATGGGTTGCTCAAGTTGGTCACGCTTTGATCGACGAAGTTTCTATCGAAATTGGTGGTCAAACTATTGACAAACATTATGGTGATTGGCTCATTATTTGGAATGAATTGACCCAAACATCTGAAAAAGCAGATGGTTATAACGAAATGATTGGTAACGTAACTGCTCTTACCAGCACTGCTGATGGATCTTCCCCAGCATCAACCCTTTACATTCCACTTCAATTTTGGTTTTGCAGAAATCCAGGTCTTGCTCTTCCACTTATCGCGCTTCAATATCACGAAGTCAAATTCAACATTACCTTTGCTTCCCTTGCATCGATAGTTAAGGGATCCGGATATGGATCTCCAGCTTTGGATGCTTCATTGTATGTTGATTATATTTACCTTGATACTGATGAACGAAGACAATTTGCTCAAGTTCAACACGAATATTTGATTGAACAACTTCAATTTACTGGTGCTGAATCAGTTTCTACTGGATCCAGTTCTCTCAAGAGCAAACTTGCTCTTAACCATCCTTGTAAAGAACTTATTTGGGTTATTCACGAAGATGATAATGACCCAGCTGATTTTTCAAGTGACTCTGGAACTGCTATCAATGGAAACACGGTTGTTGATGCTAAACTTCAACTTAATGGTCAAGATCGTTTCTCTACTAGAGAAGGATCTTACTTTAACCTTGTTCAACCATATCAACATCATACTAGAGTCCCATCTGATGGTATCTATGTATACTCGTTTGCTCTTAACCCAGAGCAACATCAACCTTCTGGGACTGTAAACATGTCCAGAATTGATAACGCTACTCTTCAACTTTCCGTTGATGTTGATGACTCTGCAAAACTTCGTGTTTACGCAGTTAATTACAACGTGTTTAATTTTTGGACACAAAAAGTAAATCGAGAAATTGATTTGCTAGTGGAATGTATTTGACTATGTCAAATATTTTTTGCGACACTTTCAAACTGCGGGAACCTCCTTAGAGCCTTCACTACTACTTTTATTTGGAAACATTTAAAAGGATCTCGGTTAATAGCCGAACCCGATAGTAAAAATGTGAAGGATTGGACAATCCGCATCCAAGCACCCTACCAAATAGTTTATAACTATTTGCGGGTGAAGGTTCAACGACTAAATGTTAGTGGGCAAATTCGTATGAATTTGCTTAAGATATAGTCTAGCCCCTTTTAAATTCACCGAAAGGTGGGGTATTTGCGAAGAATTATGGCTGGTATGGGCGGGTTAGCGTACTCGAACTAATTATAATTACCAAAACAGTAAAAATGAATATTTTATATTTTATAATAAATAAAACATAAAATGAAGATATAGGGAAAGTTTTAGATATTGTAAATATTAGAACAAGCATTGTTAATTTTGACGAAGATGAAAAGGTAGTACGTACCACGTACTCATCAAATAGTGGTAACCAAGATACTATTTTTTTAACAAGTAGAGGAGTTTATCGTTTACTTTACAGTTCTAAAAAGGAAATAGCTAAGAAATTTCGTAAATGGGCGAGTGATATATTAGATGATATAATTTTTAATCAATCAAAGGAATTACAGCGTCAATTTGTATCAAAATTACATTTGATACAATACGTATAATTATATTTAAAAAATGAAAATTATTTAAATATTATTAAAATAATATGAAAAAGTTTATTACTAAAACTTATGAATTAAGAGAAGGATATTCAGATATTTATAAAATTACAAATAAAATAAATGGTATTTCTTATATTGGAAAAGCAAAGCATTTTTTAGGAAAACGATTAGAAATACATGGTGCTTATCAACGTTTTAATAATCATATTAGAAAATGCAGTGAATATAAAAAATCTTTATTAACAGATACAACAGATAATGCTTGTTCAAAATTATACAATGCTTTTATTAAATACAACATTAATAATTTTGAAGTAAATGTTTTATGTATATGTAAAATTGAATATGAGAATATACTTGAAATTTTATTAATTAAAGAACATAAAACATATTGGAAAGAAGGAGGTTATAACTTAACAAAAGGTGGTGATGGTACATCAGGGTATAAACATACACCTGAAGCTATAGAAAAGATACGTCAAGCAAATTTAGGCACAAATAATCATTTTTATGGAAAATCATTATCACAAGCTCATAAAGATAAAATAAGTGAATCGAATAAGGGAGTAAATCATCATTTTTATGGTCAAACATTTTCAGATGAATATAAACAAAAATTAAGTGATTCTCATAAAGGTGTAAATCATCATTTTTATGGTAAAAAATTATCAGATGAACATAAATATAATTTAGGACAAAGTATATCTAAGATTAAAAGAAAATATACAGATAAAGAATTTATGGAAATTTTAAAATTAAAATATTCAAATATAACTATAAAAAGTATTTCTGAAAAATATAAAATTGATAGAAATACTATACCTAAAATTTGGAATGGGAAAATAGAACCTATTAATCAAGATTTAATGAATACAGATGAATATAAGACATTTTTTTAATAGATAAAAATGTTTTCATAAAAATGTTAGTTTAAAAATTTTATTTATACGTATAATTGTATATGGATACAATTACAAATTTAAGAAAATACAGGATATTAGAAAGTCCAACGAATTTATACAATACTAATTCTAAAGGTGTGGCAATTTTTGATTTGGTTTCTTCTATTGTCGGATTTTATTTAGTAGATCTTTTACTATTTAGTGGTAAATTATTTAGAACTTACGGATATAAATATTACGCCTCGATAATCCCTTTAGGTATAATTGTTCATTTAATCTTTTATCAGCAAACTTTTTTAAACAAACAATTGTTTTCATCTGAACTAAATATACATAAACTAATTGTTGCTATTATCATGATATATTTCCTTTTATAAAATTTCTAAAATAAACGGATCATCTGTCAAGATAAAATCCTTTTCATTTTCAATATATCCAACTTTTTCTAGCGACTCTTTATCGTAAATAAAACTTTTGTCGTGGTAATAAAACGAGTCGTTTATAAATGTTTTTTCCAATGATAAAATATCAATTTTGTTTTTAGAATTCATCTGTGTATAAAGTGCACTTTTATTATTAGATAATAAGGTGTCAATTTTGTTATTAGATACCAATGCATTTTTTTCTCTAAATGCTAAATAAGCATGTACTTTACAATAATTTGAGTTTTGCTGACTTCGTTTAAAGCATTTATTTCCATTTTGAGAAAATCCTTTACATACAGGTATTTCTTCTTGAACTTTTTCATTTAATAAATCACGTAATCTATCTGTTAGTATTTGTTTGTTTACAATTTTATCAGTATTTTTATAAACTATATCATATTCATCAAATATGATATCAAAAATGTGTAGAATATCTTTTGTACAACTATTTTTTAAATCTGCTGATAAATTATCTAAACGTTTACATATTTTTGTAGTTTCCATTTCTTACGATCAACTCTTTTTTTTAAGGATTGCGAAAATATTTTCATTTTTTATGCGTTTGTAAATATAATCGTCTTTGGTAAGGCATTTGTTATTAATTTCTTGAAGATGTGAACCAACTGTAAGGTAGTACGAATAATATAGTTGTTTGTCATCTACATTTGTTATTAAAATTGAAAGAAAATGACAATCTGATGTTATAAATAAATTAATAGTGTTTTTTGGCTTGGAATATTTTATTCCAAATTCTTCAGACTCCAATTCACCAACACTTGTGTCAGATATTTTAGAAAATGATTGGGATTTTATATAATTAATTTTAGTAAATGATTTATTAAATTTTAACACTATATTATTGTCCAAAACTTTATACGATTCTACTTTTATAGACATTAACAATATAAATTACTATATAATACATATTGTTTTTAAATCCCTTATTTTTGGTTAAGCTTTTTCTAAAAGCTTTTTTGATGTTACTTTAGTTACTTTTAAAAAAAGTAACATCAAAAGGTAAAAAGTA